AGCCAGGGGCAAATTGATGTTTTAGATACTCTGGAATAGTCATTAATTTTTCATTCATGTTGTTAGTTCTCAATAGCAATATTAGGTTTAAAAAGGTAATTCTTCTCGATATTCAGAAAAGTCATAACGGGTAATGTTTGGGTATTTTTCGCTCTCTTTAACGCGGATAGAAAACGGAATGGTGCTGTTTCCAACATTGTCCAAAATAGCGTCGGTGGTATGGTCCTGCAATGTTGGAAAATGAGCAGTTATCCACTCGCGCGCTTTGTTAGCCGCATACCCACCATGAGCCGGGCAAACCCAGGTCGAAAAGTCACCGCCGCTGGTGCAATAAGTTACCCGGACCGAATCGGGTTTGCCTTGCTTTTTGTGTCTAGCAATATTCACATCATTGACGTTATGCCATTGGTGTTTCTTAACGATAGGCAAAGCCAAATCCACCAATAAAGCGGCCGTGCTGGCGGTTTGGTCATGGGTTATATCGCGCGGGAATCGGTGGCCACATTCGGGGCATTTAGTGCAAGACGCGGCCATTATTGTTTTACACGTCGGGCACGTCCTAGACGGTGGTATTGCCTTGCTTCCCTTTGCCTTTTGTTCGCCTTGTGGATTAAGCGCGTTAATGGGTCCGTGGCGTTGAGTGTTGCCGCCAAAGTCTAGGACCAGGCAATCGTTTTTACTTTCAGCCAGGCGCATCCCACGGCCGCACATTTGAACATAAAGCCCCTGGCTTTGAGTGGGGCGCAAAAAGACCAGCATATCAATTGCCGGCGCATCAAAGCCGGTCGTCAGCACGTCGCAATTGGTCAGGCATTGAATGTGCCCGGCTTTGAATCGCTCCAGGATATAATCGCGCTCGTCGGTCGGCGTGGCCCCGGTAATTGTCGCCGTGCTAATGCCATGCTCTGCAATAATTTCGGCCATCTTTTCGGCATGATTAACACCGGTACAAAAGATCAGCCAGGATTTGCGCTGGCGGCCATAGGCTAGAATTTCAACTAATACCATTCTTGCCAGGGCGTCATTATCGGTCAGCGCGTGCAATTGATCGGTTTTGTAATCACCCGCCCTGGTGTTAATTTCTGAAAGATCGAATTCATTATCCATGGCCTTTGGCACCAGGGGCGATAAATACCCATCGTTAACCAGGCGCATAACGTCAACGTCATATGCCAGGTCGGTAAATAATCTATCATCACCATCAATGAGTGAACCAGAGTTAAGCCGGTATGGTGTCGCTGTTAATCCCACGACGCGGATTTTAGAATTAATCACGCCCATGGTTTTTAAAAATCGTAAATACATTCCCATGCCCGATTTTGGAACCAAGTGGCATTCGTCGATAATGATTAGATCAATATGGCCAATTTCGGTGGCTCGTTTGTGGACCGATTGGATACCGGCAAAAATAATGTCGTGGTCCGTATCGCGTCGGTTTAGCCCGGCCGAATAAATACCCGCCGGGGCGTCAGGCCAAAGCGTCATTAATTTCTCGTAATTTTGTGAAATCAATTCTTTTACATGGGTTAGCAAAAGCACTCTTTGCCCTGGCCATTGCTGAATTAATCCGCGTATAAATTCGCCGGCGATCACCGATTTACCGGCCGCCGTTGGAAGCACCAGGATAGGGTGCCCGGTCGCGTTTTCTTCAAAATATGAATAAAGGGCGTCGATCGCATCCTTTTGATAATCGCGTAATTGCATATTACCTTCCCGTATAAAGGGGCTGATACCCTGGCTTCTCAAAACCAAAGCGCGTGGTTAAAAATGGGCAATAACTTCCACCGGCTTTTTTCCGCGCTAAAGCCTCGGCTTTTTTGCCAGAACGTAATAACTTTTGTATTACTAAATCAGATATCCCCAAGCGGTGGGCCTTGCTCATTACAGCCTGTAACGGCCGGCCCATTTCTTTTGAAATCACGCGCACGGTTTTTAAGTGGTAGTTATCCTGGAGGTAAATCAACTCGTTTTCGCTCCACATTCTGCGTTCCCTTGTGCTAATCATGTTTTGCTTTTCCTCCAATTTTACCGGTTAAAAATGGGTTAAAATGTGCTTGAAAAAGATCGTTATAAACAAGATCAAACTGCGATTCTTTACTAAAAATCAAATTGCACCGGTTGTGTATTGCGGCCTTAGATCGTCCTAGTTCTTTGGCTAAAGCAGCGGTTGGCATTTTTCCAACATTGGCAGCCAAATAACTATGATCTTTTTGCGACCAGCGTTTTTTCGAGCCAACCTTTGCAATGCCAAGCCTTAAAGCCCGATCTTTTATTGCACCTTTAGTGCGGTCCATTTCAACAGCCAATAACTCGTTTTTTAAAGTGCTGTAACTTTTTCGTAAATAATTATCTTCTTTTTCGGTCCATCGTTTTAAAGCCATCATTTCTCGACCCCAAATTCCATAAATGCTTTGATCACTTCGGCCGCGACTTGCGGGACAATGGCGTTACCCGCTCCCCGCAATATGCCCACTCTATTGGATACCCCATCAGCCAAAGGGAAAAGCGCGGGTTCAGTGGGGGCTGGACGGGCCTTTCCGTCCCGGCAATAGATGAATCTGCTATCAAAAAAGCCTGAGTTGGTACGCTGTCCGTTCTCACTCGACCCGTCGGGCTGCCGAATATGTAATTTTCCATGTTCCCCGTGCATTTGTAGTCTCGCGTCGTCGGCGTGGCCCATGCTCCCATTTCCACCGTTGAAGCTATCGCCCCAAGCCCGTTTTGATTGTTCTCTCGGTAACGGTTGCACGCTTTCGACCCGTCCGAAAACATCGGTGTTGGCCAATTTGTTAGCGACGTACCACAAGCGATCTCTTTTTTGCGGTGCGCCGATGCTACAAGCTGGCAAAACTGCCATTGCGCTGGAGTAGTTTTGGTTTTCCAAGTCTGTTTGTAAATCATCGAACCATCCGTGCCTAATTGCGCTTGCAACTTGTTCGCCAAAGACTGTTGGAGGCGCTTGCTCTCTAATGAGATCGAAAAAGGCTGGCCAGAGGTGTCGTTCGTCGCTGGTTCCTTTTTGATTTCCAGCAACGCTAAATGGCTGGCAAGGTGGTGAGCCGGTCCAAACAGGTCTATCGTCTGGCCAACCGGCAAGTCTAAGGGCAATTGACCAGCCGCCAATTCCAGCGAAAAAGTGGCATTGGGTAAAGTCTGAAAGGTCACTCGGTATGATTTCGGTAATGCTTCGCTCATCGACTACTCCAGGGGCTATTAATCCGTCTTTTATTAATTCCCTTAACCAATTAGCGGCAAAGGGGTCAAACTCGTTGTAATAAGCGGTCATTTACTTTCGTCCTTAATAAATTCACCATTAAAGGTGGCGCGCAAGCTATCGGCTCCAGGGTCGCCCAAGAGGGCAGCCGGGGCAGATTGCAATTCATTGCTGGTATATGATTTATCGCCTTTTTCGCCATTGTAAAATTCCACGCCATCAATCTTTTTGTACTTAACCCAATTATTAGGGGCATCCATATCCACCATTTCATGCGGAACTAGGTGATGGTTGTATAAGTGTTTTTTGCACCCGGCGCGCTGGTCGTCGGTGCTGATTGGCTTATCATGAAAAAGACAGCGCCACCCGCCTTGGTCCATATCAACATGGGCGTGAATACACGTCCGGCAATTCACCTGGGGCAATTCGTCACGGTGGCACACGTCTTGGTGGTCGCAGAATTTGCATTTGAAAAAGTCTTTTCTGGTACTTATGCCAGGCGGTGGCTCGTCGGTTGCAATGATCGTCCGGGCCTTTTCGACCAGCGCCAAAGCATCCTCCTGGTTATATTCAAATCTTTCGGTATACAGTTCGTCGGTGTCTTTACTGACTGCCATATACATGGCGCGCTCTAGGCCCAAGCCGTGCATATAAACTTGCATTTGGGCGTAATGTTCCGGCTTTGATTCGCGCACGCCTTGCTTTTTGAGCAGCGCAAACGATTTATGGTTATGGGTTTTAAATTCCAGTAAATGGGCTTTGTTAGGTGATTCTGGCAGCCCTTTGGCCACCCCGTCACAAGAGCCAGCAAAATGGCCGCCGTGCCAATTTACGGAAAATTGTTTTTGATTTTGATCTACTGCCCAGACTTGAACATCAATCGACATAAGATCACGAATAAAATAATTCTCCTCGTCGTGGCCGCGCTTAAATAGGCGCAGCACGCGCCCAGGGAAGTTGGGCACGGTGGCCCAGCGGAAGCCATACCACAGCGCCCGGTTGCACTCGCGGCCGATCATTGATGCGCCAAGATGGGCGCGGCTTGATTCAACATGATTGGTTTCAAACTTTCGATAAATCGTTTCGATCGTGCTGTTATACGGTTGTGGTATGGTCGCCATTACATTATCCCCAGGGTGGCGCGGCAACAGTCGCGGTTGGTGGTGGAGTCGGTCGGCCCATCATTGGTGCAGCCGTGGGTTGGTTAGCGGCAGGAGTAGTAAATGACACATCATTAGATGGCTCATATCCGTCGCTCTGGCTAATTTTTAAGCCCATCACAAATGGTTTTCCGTGCATTTCGTTAGTGTCGCCAAATTTAGGCGGCAGCCCCAAATTGCTCAATAATATGGCCAAATCTTTGCGGCCACGGTCTTGGGTATCAGGGTTGGGGTTGACAATATTTAGGCGGTGCCAAACTTTGCGATTAACATATTTGCCGTCTAATACCTGGCAAACAAGTTCTAAGTATTTGCCGGTGCCAGCTTTTGTGTCTTTAATCGTTGATTCAATCACCATGGCGTTGTATTTGCCTTGTGGTAATGGCTCAAAACCACGATTATCGGACGTGTCAATACCTGTTGCATCAAAAGAAAATTGCATTTTTACTACCTTTTTTAGTTACGGATTTTTGTGGCAATGTTTGCCAGGGTGGGGAATTCATACGGGTCTAATTTGCCTGATCGGTCTTTAGCTTCGTATTGAATATCGCGTGAAGTTTGAAGGGACCGCTCAATAACACCATCGGCGTTTTTGGTCAGTCGCAAACAAAAAACTTCATCAAAGAAATAAGCCAACGATTGCGCTAGGCGTGCGCCAGGCATCGAGGGCATGAAGAGTAGGGTATTGGCATGATCGTCGTTTACCCGGTCCATTTTGGCCGTCATAACCACGTTAGTTTTTAGATCGCGGAACGAGCGAATAAGCGCCGTCATTTGATCTATTAGGGCACCATACGCCTGGCGAGGGTCTTTTGTTTTTTCCTTTTCACTAATTAAAACGACTTCTGCAATTTCGCTTATTGAGTCTAAACAGACCCATTTATACGGGTGGTCGCCTTTGAGGTGCGCGTAAATTTCAAAAACGTCATCTAGTGACGTTACAACGCAAATATCCACATGGTCGGCGTGTTGGATGGACAATAAGCCACCCTCGGCGCTGATGATTAGCGTTTTTTCACCTTCGGGGGCAGTGGTACAAAATACCGTTTTGCCAGCGCCAGCGGGGCCATATATCAAAACCTTAATGCCGTTTTGCAATGCTGCATCTTTGGCGCTTATTAATTTAATAGCCATTACGCTGCATCCTCCACAAGCTCAACGGTAACAGCGACTTTTGCTGGCTTGGCGATTACCGCCCGGCTAATTTCGTTGTAATATTCCGGCTCGTTTAGTTCGATGTGGCGTAATGCTTTCACGTCAATGGTGGGTTTGTAGCTAAATACTTTGCTTAAAATCGCTTCGGGCATTTTCTGTTTAAGTAGGTCCAGCGCGTCGAAATCAATTCGACGGGTGACTTTGCCAACCGTTTTGATTTTAAAATACTTGCCAGATTCGCTAGTCGTTCCTTCGTCTTTAACGCCAGCTAGATCAATAATGTGAAGTTCGGCGTTTAACACTTCTTGTTTGATTAACTCCATTCGGTTTTTTGCCTCCTGGAGTGTAAAAGCCGCTTGGTCAATTTCTGTGGGTGAGTGCATATTTTTTCCTTTAAATTAATCCGACTAACATTTGGCCCGCGATTAGGACCGTTAAAAAAAGTAAAGCCTCGCTCATGATAAAACCCCAACAAACCACCAGACCGTACACACGACGAAAATGGCACCGCCTAATAAGTTAAATAACAAACGTTCTGTTTTGGTGTTTTGCATAGCAGTTCCTTTTTAAATGTTCGGTTTCAATAGCATTTCTAATAAAACTAATGTTCGGTTTCAATAGCATGAGGGGCTAAAAAAACTGGCCTATAAAGTTTTTATGCTAAAAATCAGCAATCAACCTTGGCCAGTTTGTTTTTTTACCTTGTTTATTATCTTTAATATCGTTTTTTCGTCAAATTTACAGATTAAATCTAAGGCTAAAACGGTATTTTCATCTGTTAAATCTAGTTTTTGTGATATTCCTTTCAAAGTTTTAATATCTGAATTAAATTCCATTAATTGTATATCCTTGTTTTGGTGTAAGTTTTACTTACAGATCAGAATATACACAAACACCGATTTGGACGCAACAGCATTTGTAAATTTATTACAAATTATCATGCCTAAACTAAAAAATTAGGAATTATTCCTAGAAACATTTAAAACAACCAGGCACAAAAAAACCCCAAAAAAGGGGCTTTTTCTTATTTTTAATATTATTCGTAACTATCCATCATCATGCGAATAGCGGTTATCTGTTCTGGTGTTAATTCACCAAGTCTATGGCTAATCGCTTCTATATCTTTAATTGTCTTTCCAAAGTTTTCGGGCATTGATCGGTCATTATCATCCATTAACCAGTGCAAGGGGGCACCAGTGACAATGGCTAATTTTCTAAGGCGGGTTCGGGTTGGTTCGTTTCGGACTTCTGGGTCGTTTGATTCCCACAAGCTAACAGCCGGGCGCGATACGTCCAGCACGTCAGCTAATTGTTGTTGGGTCATTTTTACATGTGATCTGGCAGCTTTTATTTTGTGGTGAAGAACATCTGAATTTTTAGGCATTGGTGTTCGCTCCAGTTGGTGGGCCGTTAATCTCGTCATTGCTTCCCTTCATTATTCGTGCCCAAGTATCAAGCAAACGAGTAAATCCAAAAATTTGTATCCGAGCATATTGTGGCATGATTGATGACATGCAGTCGGTGAATATAAGGTGCCAGGAATAGTTTTCGCGCATCCAGGCCAATTTCTTTGCGCGATTGTTCGGCAAGTTTTCAACTGTTAAATTTTTATTAGTGTTTAGCATATAGCCTCCAAAGGCATGATTGCCTTGTGGTGCAATAGTATACCCAGACTTAATGAATGTAAAGTTATGCTTACCAAAGCTGATAAAAATAACCAAGCGCGCTTTTAGAACTTTTTACACAATGGTAATTAAAACTTACAATCTGTTCAAATCAAGAAACGACAGATTAGAGTTTTAATATCATGGCGAGAAAAAGAAAAGTATTAACTGGCAAAGACAAAATGGCAGATTTTACAAAATCAGCGATTGCTTTTGCGGGTGGTCCAGCCGCTTTAGCTCGGCACATTCGCGCTGAAGGGCACACCATTACCACTCAAGCAATTAGTCAATGGGAATTAGTTCCTGGTGAGCGGGTTTTATTGGTTGAAAAAGCAGCTAAAGAAAAAGTTAACCGTTATCAAATGCGGCCAGACGTTTTCGGTGATAACCAATGATCCGTTACACACTGTTCCCTAGTGTAAAAAATAGCATTGGCACAAATGCAGTCAGGCCTTGGCCAGAGTTTGTAAAAGACCATTTAAGCGATCACCAGGTTATAAACAATAAAGATGCCGGGCTAATGTATAGCGGCGCGGTGTATTCCATGGACCCGCCCAAACGCGGTGATGCCAACGTTGATTCAATGTCGATGATGGTCGTCGATTATGACAATAGCCAGGGCATTGGCCTTGATTCTAAATGCAGCGGTTTACCCACATTACCCCAGGACGTGGAGCCAGAACTGGCCGGCAATGCTTACGCGTTTCACTCAACGCACAGCCAGAGTAAAGATTGGCCCAGGTGGCGCTTGGTGATTCCTTTTGATCGTTTAGTCAGTCGGACCGAGTGGCCGATTGTTTTTAATTATGTGTTTGAGCGCATTTTAGGTTCAGACACCAACATAGATACCACTTGCAAAGATTTAAGCAGGGCGTATTGGCAACCAGCTTGCACCCAAGACACTCTAGACGTGGCGTTTACTGGCTATGCAGAGGGCGAATTATTAAACATTGACGAAATTATGGACCAAATGCAAACCACGATTTCGCCAGAATTTATGGCAGCCATGGCCGACAATGTGGTCAACCTGGTTACTCCCCAAGTGCCAACACCACTGGACGAGCCAAGGGTGCCAGAGGGTCGAAACGATTACCTAAAGCAGATCGTGGCAGCCATGTTGGAGCGTGCCGAGCCATTAGAGGAAATTATCTGCCAGGTGTATCAAGCCGACGTTG